CTGTGGAAGGCCGCGAAAGCGCGAGCCGATGAGCGGGGCGAGACGGTCAGTGAGGCCGTCCGCAGATTCTTGGAGAGGTACACGAAATGACGGCCCTGACCGAGTTCCTGCTGGCACGGATCGCAGAGCGTGAGGTGGAGGCGCGGCATTCACTCGCTGGCGACCTTGAGTACCTGCCATCTCTGACCACTAAGCACGGCGACGTGATCTATCTGGGCGTCACCTACCCGACCCGAGTCCTCGCCGAGTGTGAGGCGAAGCGGAAGATCATTGCGCTTCACGAGTCATGGCCCACGCTTGTGCAGACGCCTGCCAAGTTCGAGCGCGATGACGGCAACCTCGACAACTACGTCTTCCGCATGTCCCAAGAGATCGCATGGCTCACCACGCGCGAGTATGTGGCGCGATTCGGTACCGACCCACCCACAGCGCCGATGCTCGCCGCCCTCGCGTTGCCCGACGCAGATCACCCTGACTACCGGCCCGAGTGGAAGCCATGACGGTGCCACTCCCGCCAATGCCGCTGGAATGGCACCCGGCTTACGCAGACAATGCCTACCTCATCGACTGGCTCAACGAGGTCGGCCCCTACGCCAAAATGTGGGACATCAAACTGGCGATCGCACCCCGGTTCAACTTCGCCTCGTTCGACTCGTACACCGAGACAGAGCAGCCCGCAATCACAGCGCCGTCCTTCAAAACCATTGTTCTCCATCGCCAGAGGTGCTGGGGCCCTGCGCCATACGTCGGTAAGCCGTTCGTCTACATGTGGAACGCTGCCGTGGACGAACTCGGCCGTGGCATCGCTGGTGAGTCCCGCATCGAATACCTGCCCGAGCGGAGGATCTGAAACTGCGCTCAGTCGGTTGAGAACTGAAGGTCGCACAGGCAACCCGCTACCTCGTCGGCACCGCCGGAGAAATCTCCGGGGCCGTCCATTCCGTTGGAGAAGTTCTCGCCAAGCGGCACTGTCTCGCCGTCCATCGCAGAGTGCAGCGACCGCGGGTTCCCCGACGTGACAACCCACGTCTTCGTCTTCGCGCCCGACTGTCGAGCGGCGACCTGTGAAGCCAGCCCACCGACCACCGCGACAGCGGTCAGGGCGATCTGGCCCGAGCGTGCTGAAACCTCGCCATCGAACAAGCCGTCGATCGTGTCCGCTGGATCCTCGCCCTCGCCTGCGTTCTCCAGCGCGGCCGTGATCTCGTCCGCCGTCGTCGCGTTGATCCGCTTCGCCGTCGCCTTCGAGTTCGCAGCCAGCCACTCCTCGATATCCGCACCGTCGTAAGTGCCACCAAGGTCCGCGGCAACCTTCGCCCCGAGCGCCTTGGCTGTCGCAGTGGACAGCGACCCCAGGACCGTGGATAGGTCCCCATCCCACGACGCGGGCAGGGCATACGCCTTCTTGGATACGGTCGCCTTCACGGCCGCGCGCTGCCGGGCGAAGAACTTGTCGAGCTCCTTCTGATGCCCGACGACCAGACCCGCGCGGATGTCCTTCGTCGTCGCCTTCCGGCTCACTCTGCCGAGCAACGCGCGAGTGATCGCTTTCCCGGCCGCCGCGGGATCGCCAGCGGACGCGTCAACCGCAGCGGCAGCCGTAGCGTCCGCCTCAGAGGTCATGTCAGCGGTCGGGTTAGCCGACTCTGTGATGGACACTCGCCGCATCGGCGTGCCCAGCTCCTGCAACGCTGCGTTCGCGTACAACTTCGCCGCGATCGGCCCGGCGTCAGGCAGGTCGAACATTGGGCGCGCCTCAGAGGGCATCATCACGCCCTTCTCGATCAGGTTGCCGACCGACGTCGCGCGAATCTCGAAGTCGCCACGTAGCACCTCATCGAGAGAGAACGTTGCCCTCCGCTCGTCGATCGAGTAGCCGAAGTCGCCCCGCAGCGAGAAGTCGATGACCGATTCGACATCCTCAAGCCTGGGAGCCATCGTGTCGCGGTACATCGACCGCATCTGCTCAGTGATGTTGCTGAAGGTCGCGTGGTCGAGAATGTGGATCACCGGCGGCGGGACGTCGTAGACCATGCAGACCTCTTGCAGGTTCAACTGCCTGCTCTCGATGTACTGCATCTCAACGGCGCTGAGTTGGATGACCGCCATAGTCATGCCCTCATCGAGGATGACCGAGCCGCCCATGTTGTCCGTGCCAGAGTGGCGAGCGTCGATGCTCGCCTTCATCCGGTCCTTCGCGGGCTGCGTCAACTCGCTCGGGTGCGTTATGACGGTGGACGGCCGTAGTCCGCGCTTCCAGAACGACGCAGTCGCACGCCGCGCCGAGTCCTCGTTCAGGAGCGTCGTGCGCAATGGCTCCAGCCGGGACAACCCACGCATCAGCGAGTCAGGGTTGTATCGCAGGAACGCCACCACGTCATCAGCGGGGGCTTTCAGGATGCCCGCCGACGCCACGCCAAGGGTGAAGATGTACTCGACCGCGCCGTTCGCATCACGGTGGACAGCAGTCCGTGACGGGTGCATGGGCAGCAGGTTGACCACAGGGCCGGTCGGGATCCCGAACGCGGTCTTGTCTCGGCGCTGCTTGTACCAGAACGCCTCGCCGAAGACCTCGTAGGTGCTGAAGGTCCAGCGCCAGAAGTTGAACGGCGACAACTCCGTCGACGGACTCGCGATCAGCCGCGCGTAGGGCGAGGTGAGATCCTGAACCTTGCCCGTCTTTGGGGTGTTGTCCCAGACTTTGATCGTCAGCCGAGCAGCCGAGTTCGCGATCTTGTCCACAACGGTCGCAATAGACGGCTGAGCCCGGTACAGTGCGCTGTAGGTGGCGAACTTCCCCGACAGGCTCAGTCCCTGCTCGGCGTAGAAGTAGCCATTACTCAGGCTAGGGACCGTCTCGCCAAGGGCCTGCGGTGCGAAGTCGAGGGTCGTCCCGTTCGACACGATCACGGTCGGCCTCCCGGATTCTGCATGTAGAGGATCTTCGAGCGAGGCACGTACAGGTCGCCGTCGACCGACTCGCGGTTCTTCTCGTCAATGGCGAACGCCCCGACCAGCTTCATGGAGTTGTCATCAGCGTCGGCCAGGAGCCCGTCGAACGTCTCACCCGAGGTGAGGGTGACGATGAACCGTTGAAGGTGGACCTGACGTAGCAACCGATCACGACGATTCACGAGGACTCCTTCGATCAGACGACCGCGAGGTCTTCGGATTCGTACTTGCTGACCTTCTTCGGCCCGATGGCCAAGACGAGCGAGAGCGCGTTGATCGTGGCCGCGACCGCGTCGATCTTGTCCGCAGCCACAGCCTTGTTCGGCTTCACGTTCCCGGCTGGATCCATAGCCACCGCGAAGTTATCGACCTGCCAACGCACGGCAGGGTTACCACCGTGGCGGAACATCGGCTTGGCTTCCGTGCCTTCGAGCAGGATCCGCTGTAGTTCCTTCGTCGGGGCAGAGAGCGTGACCAGGCCCTGCCGGGTCTTCACCATCGGCGCACCATCGCCCACAAGGTCGTTGACCAGTTGGCTTGAGTTCCATGGGTCGTAGGCGATCCCGCGGACAGCGAACTTCTCACGGTCGAGGTTGATCTGTGCCCGGATGAAGTCGTAGTCGGCCACGTTGCCCGGCGTCAGCTTCAGGAAGCCCTCACGGACCCACACGGACGCCATGCCGGCGGTCCGCTTGTCCAGGCTGGCCAGGTTCGCCTCGGGGGTCCACAGTCGCCAGATCGCATCGAAGCCGGACTCGGCAGGGAACACCCACGACAGCGCGCAAAGGTCCGAGGTCGACGCGAGGTCGAGGCCGCCGAACGCCTCACGGCCAACGAGTTTCGTCTCGTCGACAAGAGAACCGTTGCGGTCCCACACGTCAAGGGCGAGGTACTTCGTCTCCTGCTTCGTCCTCAGACCAAGGTGCAGCCGTTGGTACTTCGCCAGGTCAGCCGGCGACGCCTTCGCCTGCGTGGCAGCGTTCGCCAGATACGAGCGCGTGGGCGAGATCCCATAGCCAGGGTTCGCCGACCGCTGCGTCTCCTCGCTGAACGGGTCCGCCAGCGGATCTGCAGCCCACACCACGCCGTAGGTCGACGGGTCCTTGATCGCACCGCGCGCCAGCTGCTCCACGTACTCACGCTTGCGCGAGTAGATTGTGTTCTTCTTGCCAGAGTCCGCCGTCGTGATGATCCCAATCAGCGGCTGACGACGCGCACCGGTGCCGGTCTCGATCGCCTCGACCAGGTCGGGGGTCTTGTGGACGTGCAGTTCGTCGATGCCACCGAAGTGGACGTTGGCGCCCATCTGAGCATCAGCGACGCTGGACACGACCTCGATGTACGACCCGGACTTTGGATGAATGATCTTCGACCCAACGACCCTGACGTGCCGCTTCAGCGCGGGCGACTTCTCAGCCAGCGTCTTGATCGGCCCGAAGATGAACCCGGCCTGCCGTAGCGACGTGGCCGCGGTCACGACCTGCGCGCCCGGCTCCCCATCGGCGGCCAGCATGTAGAGCTCGAGCCCGCCGAACAGCGTCGACTTGCCATTCTTACGCGGCACGTCGACGAACAGCGAACGGATGATCCGGGCATAGGACTCGGAGTCCTTGTCCCACTTCACCCATCCGAACACCGGCGCCAGGATGTAGGCGATCTGCCACGCGTCAGGCTTCAACGGACGGCCAGCCCACTGACCCTGCGTATGCCGCAGCAACGAGAACGCCTTGAGCACCCGATCGACCCGTGCCCCGTCGAACCGTGCCCCACGCACGTTGCGCGGCTCCGGGGTTTTGATCCGAGGCGGGCAGTCAGGGAGTGGGGTCCCGCGGGTGGTGAGGTAGTCCTCGACCTCGGGAGACAGTTTCAGGTCAACCGGAGAAGATGTCTTCTTCGCCATGGTCGGCCTCCTGCACACTCAGCTTCGCCTCAGCGGAAGGCGTAAATCCGAACTCGGCGCACCATGCCCTCAGGTCCTTAGACGCGGCCTCGATGATTGCGACCCACGGCGCTCGGACGATGCCCTGCGAGTTCTGCCCGAGCAGCCCGTGCCCACCGATCGTCTCAGAGTCGATGACCTCGCCATCTTTGCCGCGGATGACGTAGGTGAAGTCTTGATGCTCGTCGATCAACTTCTGGGCATCCACCATTCGCTGCCACGTCAGCACGTAAGCCGTCAACGCGGCGCGGTCAACCGGCTTCGTCAGTTCGAGGCGCGCCAACTCGGGGACCACGCGGTCCCACTCAGCGCGGGCCTCAGTTGGCAGCCACTCAGGCGCCTCAGGTGGGATCCGCTTGAACAGTGGGACCTCGGCAACCTTGCGGCCGCCAGAGTCCCGACCATGCCCGCGGCCCTCGAGGAGCTTCAGCGCAACAGGGCGCGGCTTCGGGGAAGCCATCACGCGCTCCGAGGAGACGACGCGACCGCGCCGCAACCCGGGCAGCGGAACACCACGACGCCGGCCGACCCCGCGTCACGCACAGGAGGCTTCGGGTCAGAGCATGGCGGTAGGTGCCGGAGGAGCGTTGGGATCAAGGGGCACCTCCGAGGCTGGTCGAGGTCGAGAGGGGTTGGGTAAAGGGGGGGTTGAGAGTTGAGACGCAACGCGCGTTGCTACCTGAACGTTCGAGCGCCGAATCGCGTCAGCGATTGTCCGACCCCTGGTTGCCAAATAACTTTAGTCGTTCGTCTTCAGCGCGTGTC